TGCCGTGGTTGCAGGGGTCCGCCAGAAGGCCGCTGATCGCAGGTTCAACGCTGCGCAGATGGCTGAATTGGAGAACGCCATTGCGGTTGCGATGGCTGGGCGGGAGCGGGCGGCGTGAGTTGGGCCGACCTTGAAAGCGATTTGAACGCGCCGCCTAGGTTCTTCGTGCAGGCACCAGATGGTCAACGCGACCTTTCGGAGGATGCGCGCTGCCTGATGTTCTTTGGGACATTGGAGCGGTGCAAGCGCGGCCCGATCCGCGCGCACCACGTCAAGAACGAAGGCCGCTACAACCACGCCCACGCCAAGCGCGTCGGTGTGGTCGCTGGTGTGTTCGATTACCGCATTGACGGTGAGCGCCCTATGTCTGCCCTGATCGAAATGAAGGGCTACGACAAGCGCGGCAAGGCTGGGAAACTGTCTCAGGCGCAAATCGATTACGGCAATGCCATGTTTGATATGGGCTGGCTTGTGGCCTGCTTTTTCGACCCGTTCGATGCGCTGGATTGGCTGCGTGATAATGGGTTTCCGATTGCGGAGGTGAGGCGGTGACGCGCTCCGAGAAAATCCGCCTCACATGGCAGGCTCGACCAGACCTTAAACTTGCCGTTGGTGAGCGCAACCGCAGACCGGAACGCCGTGCGCACAGCGCTGCATTGGCGCGCAAACGTGAGCAGCACAAGATTGCGCAAGCCGCGATCACGCCGGACGCACGACGCCGCCAAGGTGCCGCCACAACCGCCAGTCGCCTTGCGCACATCCCCGTCGAGGTGCGCGACTTCTATCTCGATCTGACGCGCCGCAAGCGCATGAAAGCCGCTGAGGCAACACAGATCGCACTGGACCATCACGAAGCGCTGCTTGCGCGCTTTCGTCGCTCAATAGGTGCTGAATGAACTGGCCTGTCCACCTTCGCCGCCCGCAATCTGTCACGCCACCAACGCTGGCTGACAGTGGGCGCTTGCTCGCTGAGTTTCGCTGCCTGTCTGAGCGTGAGCGCATTCGTGCGCGTGCCCGCCTGATGCGTGAACAGATGGGCCTGCCGCCACTAGATGCGCTCAGGTCGCGGGGTGGTCGCTAATGGACTGGTTCCGCTTCTACACCAACGTCGTTGAAGATCCGAAGGTGCAGTGCCTCGACGGCGACACCTTCAAGGGATGGGTCAACGTGCTGTGCCTTGCCGCCAAAAACGAGGGCATCGTTCCCGACGAAAGCGCCCTTTCGTTCCATCTGAGAATGGACGTTATCGGTATCCGATCGCTAGTCGATCGCCTACGGATCGCTACCCTTATCGACCCCATCAAAGGGGGGCGTAACGGTAAGCGCTACGCTGTGCACGGATGGTCGAAAAGGCAATATAAATCAGACACTTCAACGGCAAGAGTGAAACGTTTCAGGGAACGTTCCAAAACCGTTGCGGTAACGCCCCCAGATACAGATACAGATACAGAACAGAATACCCCCCTAACCCCCCGTCAGAACGGGGGGGACGGAGAGGGTCTTTCTGGGTCTGTATCGGGGGGGCAAAGCGATCAGGCTCCGGTTCTCAAATCTGAACATCTGGTCGAGGCTTGGAACGACCTAGCCGAACGCACCGGCCTTGCTCCTGTCGGCAAGCTGACCAACGGGCGTTTGAAAAAGGTTGAGGCGTTGATTGCCACCAACAGTGTGGACGACATTGGACGCGCCATCGACACAATTGAGGCCAGCCCATTCCTGCAGGGCAAAGCTGGGGACTGGAATGGCGCGACCTTCGATTGGCTGGTCAACGAAACCAATTTCGCAAAACTGACGGAGGGTAACTATGACCAATCCGCTCACTGAGCGCCGCAAGGATCAATGGATCGGCAAGGGTCCACCGCTGACCCGCGAAAGCCTGATCGAGTATGCCGACACGCTGAACGCTGGCCGTCTGGCGAAGCTGCAAGGCGTGGAATGGTCGGTGAACTCGAAGCGTCAGGAAGACGGCTCGGTCCAGTGGTATCTCTCCAAGCGCGACCTGCACGCCACGCGGGAATCGTGGAAACCGCGCGACGGTGAACTCGCTGCAACCGCAGAAGTTGTGGCGCGTTACGCCAACGATCCGCGCGTGACGCAGGAGCAGTTCAATTCGCTTGTTCGGCGCGGGGTTATTGGCCGCGAGGTCGAGGCGATGTTGATGGGGAATGTCGCATGATAAAAACCGCGCACTTGTCCCAGTGGCACAACCCCGACACCCACTACACCGGCCCCGCTTTCGACTGCGCACCGGAACCACTCGCAGCATTCTGGCAAGACGCCCTGACCCACAACCGCGCCACCATGCGCACACGTTGGCCGGTGTATCGCGGGAAGGTGCCTGATGGGCTGGCGGGGGTGATTGTTGGGGATGTTGAGGCAAGTGGCGCGTTTAGGGAGGAACTGTGATGAAGGGACGACCACGTAAGGCTGGCTCTGGACGATGGGGGAACGCATGACTGAAATTTGCGTCAATTCAGAATTCCTGCTTGGCCTACTCACCGAAGTCAGCAGGAGCCGCGCGCTTGCCCATCATGAAACCGATGTGCTCGAGGCCATTGTCTGCCGGGGGCATAAATCCGCAGGCATTCGCATCCGCTGGACAGCAACCCTTGACCGCAAACTGATGCAGGCCAGCAATTCCAAAGGCGGGATCAAGCGGTTTGCGCTGGCTAACGATATTTCAGAAATGGCCGCTTACCGCCGTGTGCACGTCTTGCGGAAAGGCAAGGCGGTGAAGTTGGCGAAAGTAGGGTAGGAGGTGGGTATGCCAGCAGGACGGCCAAGCAAATATGATCCGGTGTTTTGTGACGCTGTGATCGAAGCGGGCAAGGAGGGAAAGACCCTTGCTGAGATGGCGGCTGCAATCGGGATTGACAGGTCAACACTCACCGATTGGCAAGAGCAACACCCGGAATTTTCCCGCGCCGTAAAAGCAGGATTGGACGCTGCGCAGGCATGGTGGGAGCAAAATGGGCGCATTGCTACGTTCGGTGGGATTGAAGGCTTCAACGCAACCAGCTTCATTTTCAACATGAAGAACCGCTTCAAGGCGGATTGGGCTGATCGGCAGTTGCACGGCTCCGATCCTGAAAACCCGCTACCTACCGGCTTCGCTGTGACGTTCCGCAAGGCGACCGATGCGGCAGGTTGATCTACCCGACTATGCCGAAGACCTGTGGACGCCATTTCGACACCTGTTCTGGCGGGGTGGCCGTGGCGCTGGCAAATCTCGCACGGTTGCCACAGGATTGGTCTTGCAGGCGATGGAGAGGCATGAGCGCGTCCTGTGTGGGCGCGAGGTGCAGAAGAGCATCAAGGATAGCGTGAAGCGGCTCCTGGACGACGAGATAGACCGTTTGGGCGTGAGGGCGGCATTCGAAAGCACGGAAACCGAGATACGCGGGCCGAATGACAGCCTGTTTCTGTTTTCCGGTATCCGCGGCAATGCCAACGCCATCAAGTCAATCGAAGGCGTTACCACGTTCTGGGGCGAGGAAGCGCAGACGATCAGTCAGGCCAGTATTGACACCATCGTGCCGACGATCCGCGCGCCGGGTTCTCGGCTGATCTGGACATACAACCCCGACCTTGCCAGCGATCCGATTGACACAATGGCAACGAACCCGCCACCGAACAGCATTGTTCGCACAATCAATTACGACGCAAATCCTTGGTTCCCCGATGTGCTACGGACGGAAATGGAGTTCGACCGGACGCGGGACTTTGACAAATACCGGCATATCTGGCTGGGCGAATACCGGCAGAACAGCGAAGCCCGCGTGTTCCGCAACTGGACCGTGGAGGACTTCGATAGCCCTGCCAGTGCTGATTACCGGATTGGCGCGGACTTCGGGTTCAGCATTGACCCATCCTGTGCTGTGCGTTGCTGGATCGAAGGGCGGCAGATATTCATTGACCATGAGGCATGGGGTCTTGGTGTGGAGGTTGTGGACCTGCCGCGCATGTTCATGATCATCCCGGACGCTGAAAAGTATTGGATGACGGCAGACAGCAGCCGCCCGGAAACGATCAGCCATCTGCGTAACAATGGCTTCCCGCGCATTGCGCCAGCCATCAAGGGCGCGCGGTCGCTTGAGGAAGGGGTGGAGTTTCTGAAGGGATACGATCTGGTTGTCCATCCGCGTTGTCAGCATGTGATTGATGAGTTGACGCACTACAGCTACAAGGTTGATCCACTGACCGGGCAGGTGCTTGGTGTTCTGGAAGACAAGAACAACCACTGCATTGACGCAGTGCGGTATGCGGTGGAAGGGGCGCGTCGGGCATTGGCGTCTAAGCCCCGCGCAGTGACCCGCGCCATCCCAAGCACGGCGACCGCGTTCAACAGGAGGTAGCGATGGGCGTCACAGACATTCTTGCGCGCATGGTGCAAATCGCGCATCAAAGCCGTGGAACCCGCGCGCGCACTGCTGCGCAAGCAAAACCTGCCCGTCACATCACTTCTGACTGCGACGAAGCAAGTGCAATAGCTAACCGCACCCGGCAACCCGTCGATTTCATGCACGGTGCGCGGCAATGCACGATCTGGCCAATAGGGACGACCCCGCCGCTTTAGGGAAGGCAAGCGGACTAAACCGCGCGCGGGACATACAATCCCGCCCGATGGCCGACGAACTCAACGAACCTGACGACGCTCTTGAGGAGCAGACGCGCGACGAGGAGAAACTCGCAGCGGTCCACAAGCGTGCATTGTCACGTTTCGATGCCACGGCCAGCGCAACGCAGGAATGCCGTGCTAAGTCGCTTGAAGCCCGCCGCTTCATCACCATCCCCGGAGCGCAGTGGGAAGGTGAGTGGGGCGAGCAGTTTGACAATTCGATCAAGCTTGAGGTCGATAAGGTTGGGCGCGGTGTTGCCAAGATCGAAACCGACTATCGCGAGAACCGCATTGTCCCCGACTTCCGCCCGGATGGCCCGAACGCATCGCAAGAGACGGCGGACATGCTGGACGGGCTGCACCGCGCGGACAGTTACCGGTTCAAGGCACAGCAAGCCCGCGACAATGCGTTCTTTGAAGCCGTGGCAGGCGGCTTTGGTGCCTATCGTCTGACGAACGAATACGACGACGAGGGTGACAAGGACAACGACCACCAGCGCATCAATCCGGCATCGATCATCGTTGACGCTGACCAGTCAGTGTTCTTCGATTTGCAAGCGCGGCTATACGACAAGGCTGATGCGCGCTTTGTGATCGTGCGGACCAAGATGACCTGCGATGCTTTCGAGGAAGAATATGCAGGTCGCGCTTCGGATTGGCCCGATACCCCGCGTTGGAAGTTCACGGACTGGTTCACGCCTGACACGGTAGCCATTGCCGAGTATTACGAGCGTGAGGAAGTGCCTGACACGCTGCACGTCCTGACCTTCCCGCTTTCAGGTGAGGAAAAACGCATCTGGTCCAGTGATATGGAACAGGGCGATCTGGCAGGCTTCAAACGCGATGGCTGGAAGGTCAAGAGCCAGAAGCGCAAACGGTATCGCGTTCACAAATACGTTATGTCCGGTGCCGAAGTGCTGGAAGACTGCGGGCATATCGCGGGCACAGAACTGCCCATCGTGCCGGTCTATGGCAAGCGCTACTTTGTTGACGGCATCGAGCGCTGGAATGGCTACACGCAGCCGAAAATGGACAGCCAGCGGCTCTACAATTCCAATGTATCCAAGCTGGCGGAAACGAATGCCCTTGCGCCGCGCGAGGTTCCGATCTTTGCGCCTGAACAGATTGACGCGGTGCAGGCTGAGCAGTGGGCACGGCAGAATATCGACCGCCTGCCGTATCTGACCGCGCATCCGCTTTACAACCAAGATGGCACTCTTGCGCAGACCGGCCCTATCGGCACGGTGCAGCCGCCAACGCTTGCGCCTGTGACCGCCACGCTGCTGCAAATCGCCAATCAGGACTTGCAGGAAGACCAGCAGGACGGCGCGGACACGGTCAAGGCCAACACCAGTGCCGATGCTATGGACATTGCGGCGGCGCGCGTTGACGCCAAGTCGGGCATCTATCTCGACAACATGCGCCAGTCGGTGCAGCGCGAGGGTGAAGTCTACCTCTCGATGGCGTCTGACGTTTATGCGGAAGAGGGCCGTGAAGTCCGCACCATGACCGAAGACGGCGACGATGGTAGTGCGATCCTGAAACAATCCTTCACGGACAAGACCGGTGCAAACCGCGTCATCAACGATCTGGACGGCGTGCGCTACAAGGTCATTGCCAGCGTGACGGAAGCAACCGCTACCCGGCGCGACAAGACCGTCAAGGCCATGCTCCACATTGCCGAGGTCGCCACGGCGGCGCAGGACATTGACATGGCCCAGGCCGCTATCGTTACCGCCGTGATGAACACGGACGGCGAAGGCACGGACGGCTTCATGCAGTGGATGCGCAAGAACAAGGCGCTTCCGATGGGTCTGGTTGAGCCGAACGAGGAAGAACAGGCCGCAATCGATCAGGCTGCGGAAGAGCAAGCGCCCGATCCGATGGCCGAACTTGCCAACGCACAAGCCGAACAATTCAAGGCCGATGCTGCGAAGAAGGCGGCAGAGGTCCAGGAGACGCAAGCCAATACCCGCCTGCTTGATGCGCGCACCGTGGAGACGCTGGCCAAGGTGCAGGAGCCTGCGAATGATCAGCCTGCGGAACAGCCGCGCGTGCCAATCCCGCTCAATCGAGGCCCATACGGCGGCTAGGGAAGGCAAATAGAAGCACGCCAGAACCCGCCTTATCCTTCCGGCCATTCGGCAACCGCTGGGCCGTGAACCGGTGAGGAAGGATCAAGATGGCAGACGAAGCCGAGGACGTGCTTGAACTGGACGATGAGCAGGTAATTGAGCCTGACGACGAACAGGAAGAGCAGGACGAAGCACTTGCCGGTGATGAAGGTGACGAGGAAGACCTTGTTGCATTCGGTGAACCGGTCGATGGGGCAGCGCCAGCCCCGGAAAGCAGCGTTATCCGTGACTTGCGGCGCGCTAACCGTGAATTGGCGAAGAAACTTCACCGAGCAGAACACGGGCAGCAGCCACAGCGCATCGAGGTAGGCGAAAAGCCCACCCTTGCGGCGTGCGATTACGACGAAGACCGCTTCGAGGCCGATCTTGATAGCTGGAAACAGCGCAAGGCGGCGGCAGATCGGGCTGAGACGGAACAGCAGGAGCGGGCGAAGTCTGAACAGGAAGCATGGACCCAACGCGCGGCGAATTACACCGCAGATAAAGCCAAGCTTCGTGTCGCCGACTACGCGGTTGCCGAAGATGAGGTGTTCTCCACCCTGTCTGAACAGCACCAAGCGCTGATCCTGATGACCGAGAAGCCCGCAGCGATGGTTTACGCGCTGTCCCGCGATCCGGCCAAACTGGAAGAACTTTCCAAACTTGATCTTGCCCGCGCCGCAATGCTCGTCGGCAAGCTGGAGGATAAGGTGACTGTGACCACCAAGCGAAAACTCCCGCAGCCTGACCGTCCGATCCGGGGTGACGCCCCTGTGTCGGCTGCATCGGCGGACAAGGAACTTGCACGGCTCAAGGCGAAGGCAGACGCGAGCGGGGATTACTCCGAATATTTCGCGGCCAAGCGCGCCAAGGCCTGAAATTCAACCGCTTCAGGAGTTTGACCAATGGCCAATTCGCTTACCAAAGACCTCGAAATCATGTTCGAGAACTACATCGAAGGTTATGACGCTGCGTGCGTCGTCTCGATGGAAGCCGACACCAGCTACCCCGCGCCGCAGTCGATGCAGCGTGCAGGCGATGTGTTCTACCGTCCGCAGAACTACATGGCATCAATCGTCACTGGCCTCGATGTTTCGGGCGCGACCAAGACGGACGTTATCCAGCGCATGGTTCCGACCGTGTTCCGCACGCCTGACAACGTGGTGTATCAGTTCGACGCCAAGGAAATGCGTGATCCTGAACACATGAAGCGCATGGGTGATGCGGCTGCGACCCGCCTTGCCGCTGAAATCGACAAGAACCTCTACGCTACCGTGGCCGCACAGGCAGGTATCGTGGTCAAGAAGGTCGGCGCGTTTACGTGGGATGACGGCGCACAGGCAGAGGCGCTGATGATCTCGCGCGGCATCGGCTCGGGCCGGGAGCGCAAGCTGTTCCTGAACCCGTTTGACCACAAGGACGTTGCTAAGGACTTGGGTAACCGCGCCTATCTTGGCGACCGCAGCAAGTCGGCTTACGAACAGTCGAAGGTTCCCGACATTGCCGGGTTCAAGACCTTCCGCACGGACAACGTTTCGAACCTGACTGTGACCGGCACTGTTACCACCGTGCTTGTCAACGGCGCAGACCAAGCCCTGACAGTTGCAGCAATGTCGGGCGATCTGCCCAAGGACAATCGTCGCATGGTGTTGAACACCGATGGTGCGAACGCAGGTAACGTCAAGGCAGGGGACCGCTTTACCCTCACTGCCGTGAATGCGGTTCACCAGATCGACAAGTCAGACACCGGCCAGTTGATGACCTTCACGGTTATCAGCAACTCGTCGGGGGCGCTGACGATCACGCCTGCAATTATCACAACTGGCCCTTACCAGAACGTGACAGCATCGCCTGCTGACAACCTTCAGCTTACGTTCCTGAATACTGCGACCAAGCCGGTTAACGCGTTCTGGGCACAGGGCGCGGTTGCGCTGGACTATGGCAAGCTTGCCTTCCCGTCCGATCAGGGCGCGAAGGTAGCGACCGCCACGACCAAGAACGGCGTTCCGCTGATCATGTCGTATCAGTTCAACCACCTGACCGGCGTGACCACGGTTCGCTGCACCACGCTTTACGCGACCACGGTGCTTGAGCCGGAACACTGCGGCATCATCATCGCAAACCAGTCGTAACCGGAATAGGCGGGGTGTTTGGAAGCGCCCCGCCTATCCTACAAAGGGCAGGCTTTGACTGACATTCCCATCCCTGACGGCCCGACGAACAAGGAACTGGTGGACGGCGCGTTTCTGGCGCTGGCGATGACTGACACCATGTTCGGGCGCACGGACGAAGAATATGCCAACGGCGTGACCCTGCTGCGCGGCATGATGGGGGAATGGCCGTTCGATCAGTTGGGCTATGACTTCACCACCCCGCGCCCATCTGAGCGGTCGGGGATCGAACACAAGTGGACGCAGGCCGTTTCGCTGTGCCTTGCTGACCGGCTTGGGCCTGCCGTGGGGCGTTCAATGGGAACCAAGGCAATGGCGGCCAAGGCGCGGTCGTTTTCATCGCTGTGCGCCGCCGTGGGCAATCAGGCGCGCGTGACCTATCCGAACAACACCCCGGCAGGCGCGGGGCATTCTCAGTATGTTGGCTACGGCACGTTCTTTCAGGACGGTGACTGATGCAAGTGCCCATCCTTTCGGGGGTGACGGCCAAGGATGGCACATTCGCTGCATCCTTCCCGATCAATCTTGAACCACGCACGTTCGCAAGCGGTGTTTCGCAAGGTCAGTTGGTGACGACACGCGGCGCGGTGCAGAAGGTGACCGGTCCCGGCGTTGATCGCGGCGGCACTGTGTGGAACGGGATGCATTACCGCGTGATGGGTTCCAAACTGGTGCAGATTGCCAGTGGGTTTGTGCTGACCGAACTTGGCGACGTAGGCAACGATTTCACGGCGGCGGGCTTTGACTATGGCTTTGATCGCCTTGCCATCCGCAGCGCCGGGAGCCTGTTCTATTGGAACGGTGAGACACTGACGCAGGTGACCGACCCTGACCTTGGGTTGGTCAAGGACATGATCTGGTCGGACGGCTACTATGTAACCACGGACGGCACCTATATCGTTGTCACGCAACTGAACGACCCGACCGCGATTGACCCGATCAAATATGGTTCGGCAGAAGAAGACCCGGACATGATAACGGGGCTTTTGCGGTTCCGTGAGGAAGTCTACGCGCTGGGCCGCAACACCATCCAGGTATTTCAGAACGTGGGCGGCAACGGCTTCCCGTTTGCCAATGTGTCGAACGCAACCATCCCATACGGCTGCATATCCGCATCGGCCAAGTGCCTGATCGGCGGCACGTTCGCGTTTGTGGGCGGTGGCAGGGATGAACCCCTTAGCGTCTACATCGAGACGGGCGGCAATGCATCGCGCATATCAAACCGCGAAATTGACGACATGCTGAACGCCGAAGGTTCGCCGGAACTGATCGAACTTGAAGCCCGCGTGTTCGGTGAGGAACGGCAACTGTTGATCCACCTGTCGGACAAGACCATCGGCATTGCGCTGGGCACCTCTACAGAGGGCGAACAGGGTGCATGGTTCATTCTGCATAGCGGGCAGTTTGAGCCTTACCGGTTGCGCCGCGCGGTGTGGTGCTATGGGCAGCATATCGTGGGCGACCGTGACAGCAATGCGGTTGCCGTGCTGACGACCGATGCAGCGCACTTTGGCGATGAACCTGACTGGCAATTTGACGCGGCGCTGATGTTCTCTGACGGACAGCCGTTCCTTGTGCATGATGTGGAACTGTTTGGCCAATTCCCGACGCATCCTAACGCGGTGTTCCTGACCATGAGCCGCGACGCTGTGACGTGGAGCCGTGAAGTTGCGCGGCGCATGACAGGGCGGCGTGATGAGCGCTTGCGGTGGCCTGCTGGTGCCCGCTGCCCAACGATGGCCGCGTTCCGGTTCCGTGGGAAAGGGCGCTATGCCTTTGCGCGCTGCGAAATGACAGGCGAAACCCTTGGCTGACTTCCTGATCCGGCGTGACGTGCTTGAGCAGGTGTTTGGCCGCAGGTGGGGTTCTGCGTTTGAGAACCAGCAAACGACGCTGGCGAACGTATCCGAAGCATCGGCGCAGACTGTCGCGGATACATCGGCGCTCAAGGAAGCCGCGTTCGTCACACTGTCCGCCAACGCCGAACTGCCGAATGAGCGCGTGCTTGTGCTTGGCGACGGGCTGGAAATGGTGGTCGGTGCCGAAACCGTGCTGTTGCGGTTGTCTGTGGATGGCGCGCGGGTATCGGGCGGGCACAAGGTCACATTCGTTGCGACGGGCGAAAGCAGCGTTGCGGTCCCGTTGGCGGGCATTCTGGCATCACGCGAGGGGGTGGAGACCTTGGCGAACAAGACGCTGGATGCCCCGTTGCTGTCCGGTCTGGTTGACGCTGTAGACGACGCGGCGGCGGCAACGGCTTCGGTGCCGGTGGGTGGTGCGTATCGGACAGGGTCGGCGCTTAAGGTCCGCGTGACTTAGGGAAGGCAAATAGCCCTAGCGTGTGGAAACCGCGAAAACGTGCGTGTCTGGACAACACGCGCAGGAGGCTGTCATCGGCCTATTTTCAGCAATTGGCGGCATCGTCGGGGGGCTTCTCGGGGGCAACAGCGCCAAGAAAAGCGCCGACAAGGCTGCGCAGCTTCAGTATGACGCGGCAATTGCGGGCATTAACGCCAGCGACCGCCAATTTGACATCACCCGCGAAGACTACGCACCGTTCCGCCAGCTTGGCGTTGATGCGGCACCGATGCTTGGCGATCTGGTCGGCACGAACGGCGCTGACGCACAAAATGCGCTTATCGAACAGTTGAAGGGTGGCCCACTTTACGGGCAACTCGTGGGCAGCGGCGAAGAAGCCTTGCTCGCCAATGCATCGGCAACTGGCGGGCTTCGTGGCGGTAACACGCAGGATGCTTTAGCCCGGTTCCGTGGCGACACGCTCAATTCAGTAATCAGCAATCAGCTTTCGCAGTATTCCGGCCTTGTCGGGATCGGCTCGGGCGCGACTGATGCTGTGTCGAACTTTGGCGCGAATGCCGTGGCGCAACAGAACGCGCTGCGCAATCAAGGGGCTGGTGCGCAGGCGCAGGCCCAACTTATTCGCGGCGGCATCAATTCACAGAACTGGCAGAACGCAGGCTCCGGCATTGGCGATGCCATCGGCGGTGCGATCAGTGGCGGCGGCTTCAATTGGAAGAGCCTCTTCTGATGGAACTGAACTACGCGAGCATTATAAACGCAGGGCAAAGCCTTGTAGGCAATCTGCAAGAGCAGATGATGGCGCAGGACCAGCGCAAGCAGCAGCAGCAAGTGCGGGCCTTGCAGGTTCAGCAGGCTGAGCAAAAGCAGGCGCGGCAGGGTGCTTTCAATGCGCGCTTGGCACAGATCACACAGTCACAGCGCTATGGCGACATTCCCGGCTTAATGCTGGAATTTCCCGATTACGCGGACCAGTTGAAGCCGGGCTATGACGCGCTGTCAAAGGACGCGAAGGCGCGCAACCTGACGCAGATGGGCACGATTACGCGCCGCGCTACCGCTGGCGATGTGACCGGCGCAATCGACATGCTGCGTTCGCGCGTGGAAGCCGACAAGGCCGCTGGCGAGGACACGTCCGAAGAGGAAGACGCCATTCGCATGCTGTCGTCGGAAGATCCGATGCAGAGGCAGGCGGCGATTTCGACGCTGCACATGCTGACCTATAATGCCGACCCTGACGGCTACAAGGCGTTGTTTCCTGCCGATGCCAAGAGCGGTTGGAAGAAGGAATACGACGACCGCGTTGCCACATTCGGCAAGGCTGCGGCTGACCAGTGGGCGGCAACGCAGGACGAGAAGTTTATCCCGGTTCAGGCTGGCGGTTCAGTGTTCCGTGCCACTGATTTGATGCCCCCAGCGATGGGCGGCGGCATTGTCGCCACCCCTGAGCAGCAAGCAGAGTCCGAACGCGCAAGGGCCATGTTCCCGAACGCGCCTGAGTTCGTAACTGACAATCCGAGGGGAGGTGATCCGTCCACCGGCATGGGAGGTGTTCCTGCCCCTGCCTTGGGTTCCAATGGCCTGCCCGCAACCCTGACGCCGCAGCAGTATCAGGCGATTGTCAACGTGAAGGGCAAGGCCGCGACCGACGCATACCTGAGCCAAAACGGCATTGCGGTTGAGAACGTGGCGCGCGGCGGGACTGCGCAACAGCCGGTCCGCGTCCGCTCGGTTCAGGAAGCACGCAAACTGCCCAGCGGCACGGAATTTATCACGCCCGATGGCCGCACCATGAGGAAGCCGTAACATGGCGCAAGACCCTTGGGCAGAGTTTGAGGAAGTCCGCCCGGTTTCCGCTGGTGGGCAGAGGGGCGCGCCGCGTCCGGTTATCTCGCTGCCCGATCCTGACAAGCAGGTAGACAACGCGCGGGCAGACCGTGGGCAGGCGAACAGCGATGTTTCCACGGGCATTGCGGTGCGCGATGAAGGGCGCAAGATTGCCAATGAGGCCTTCCAGCAGTCAATGGAATTGCGCAAGGCTTACGAAAGCGCGCCGGAAGTCAAGAACTACCGCGTCGTCGTCCCGCAACTGATCGACGCACTCAAGACGCCCGGTGACGCAGCCGGTGATAACGCGCTGCTCTATGCCTATTCCAAGATCATGGACCCCGGTTCGGTGGTTCGTGAAAGCGAAACGGCCAGCGCGGCTGCTGGTGCGTCGGTGTTTGACCAGACCGTTACTGACCTGAAGAAGAAATTCGGCATTGAGGGCGGCGGCCTTCTCGCACCTGATGTTCGCAAGAACCTAAAGCGCCAAGCATTGGCCCGCGTTCAGGAACTCGGTAAGATGTATCGCGCGCAGCGCCAGCGTTATGCCGGTGACGCCGAGGCGTTCAAAATTGATCCTACCCGCGTGATCGGGCCGGACGACTTCGACCCGTATCTCGCTGATTTTGAGAAACTGCGGGCGAATGTCGCTGCCAATGACCCAACACAGCAGGACATTTACGGCGGTGGCGTGCAGTTCGCTATGGACGCGCCTGAACGTCCATTTGACCGCGCTGAATATCTGCGCTCACTTGGTGTGCCGCCTGAAAAAGAAGACCAGCTTATCGGCTTCTGGACGGGGAACAGCGGCAATCGCAACCTGACACCACAATCAGCGGCGGCATGGTATCAGCAGAACGGCATTGCTGTGCCTGATGCGCAAGCCCTTGCGCAGACTGTCGAGACGGCACGCAAGTTGGCACCGGGCACGCGGTTCGGTGGGATCGATACCACGGCGGCGGAAAATGAATATCGCAACCGCCTGCGTTCATCGCTGCAACAGGATGGCTTTGATCCGACCAGCGGCGGCGCGTTCGGTGCGCGGGCGATGCGTGGCGCTGAAATGGGTCTGTCGGATGAAATCGAGGGCGTTGTAGGCGGGATTGACGCACTGCTGAACAATCGCGGCGTTGCCGATGGCTATACCTTGGCGCGTGACCGTTCGCGTGAAGCGTTTTCGCAGATGGAAGACCAGCAGGGCGCGTGGGGAACCGCTGCTGAATTGGCTGGGGGCGTGGCTACAGGCTTTGCGGGCGGTGCAGCGCGGGGCGTGGGTGGCCTTGCGCGTCAAGGCGCTGTGCAGGGCGCTGTCTCTGGTTTCGGCTATGGCGAGGGCGCAGGCGGTTCGCTTGGCGGTGCTGTCATCGGCGCTGGCATTGGTGCAGCGGGTGGCGCGGCTCTTGGCAAGGTCGGTGAAGGGTTGGCCGCGCGCGCTGCTAGCCGTGCACCGCAGCCTTTGTCTGAGGGCGGGCAGGTCATAGCGGCTGCTGATCGGCTGAACGACCAATTTGGAACGCAGATTGCGCCGCTTCCTGCTGACGTAGCGGGCGCAACGACCCGGCGTGTTTCGGGCGCTGCTGCTCAACTCCCGCTTGCCGCCGGTTCGATTGTCAGTGGCGGGCAGAAGGTATCCACTGAAGCACAGAAGGCATTGGACGCCATCGCAGGGCTTGCTGGCAATCCTGGCACTCGGGAAGCTGCGGGCGAGGCTGCTTTGACCGGTGCGCAGACGTTCATCAAGAACAGCCGCAACAAGGTGAACGCGCTTTACACCAAGGCGCGCAATCTTGGTGGGGACGAGCCTGTTGATCTGGCCGAAGCGCGCAAGGTTCTGGACGACAACATTGCCGAACTTTCGCAGACACCGGGCGGCGCTGATGGTCTGACTGCCATGCAATCGCTTCGGGCTGAACTTGACCAGCCTTACAGTGTGGAAGCCGTTCGTCGGATGCGCACGCAGATGCGCGACAAGTTCATCAAGGACGGATTGCGCGGCACGGACACCGAACGACGCATCGGGCAGGTTCTCGACGCTGCTGACACGGACATTACTGCAAGCCTGAACGCGGCGGGTAAGGGCGATGCAGCACGCGCCTATGCCGAAGCGGCGGCGGCGCACAAAGATCGCGTGCAGGTCATTGACGGCGTTCTCGCTCCGATCATCGGCAGCAAGGGCAGTGACCCGCGCTCGGTTGAGCAGGTGCTTGGCGCAATCGAGACGGCCACAAAGACCAACGGCGGCAAACTCGGCAAGTTTCTTGGCGCACTGCCGCCGGAGGACGCATCGACCGTTCGCGGAACTCTGGTTCAGGAATTGGGCCGTGCCAATGCAGGCGCACAAAATGCCGCTGGCGATGCATTCTCAATCGGGACGTTCCTGACTAATTGGAACAAACTTTCCGGTCCTGCCAAGTCGCAAATGTTCGGCGGTGAAACGCGCGCGGCTTTGGAAGACCTTGCCCGCGTGGCGCAGGGCACTAAGGAAGCGCAGCGGTTCGCCAACTTCTCAAACACCGGTAGCGTTAACGGGCTGATTGCCACCACGGCGGGAACAACTGCCGGGGCCTTTCTGGCTGCACCTTTTTCGACCACGGCAGCGCTTTTGGCTCAATACGGCGCGGGCAAGTTGCTCGCATCCCCATCGTTCGCGCGCTGGCTTGCCAAGATGCCATCAAACCCGGCTCTGGCAGAAAAGCATGTGTCCGCGCTGTCGAAGATCGCAGCAAACGACAACGTCATCGCTGCGGACGTATCGGCACTCCAATCGGAACTGATGGGGCTGTTTGGGCAGCGTGCTGCTGCATCGCCTCCCATCGGCGCTCCCCCTGCGTCCGCCAATGCGGGAACAGCAGGAACGCAAGGGGAAGGCCGATGACCCAGCGGAAACGCCATAACATCCCCGGAGAATACGCATGACCGCGCGCGTGGGCAACCCCTTCCCGTTCTTCCTTGATCGTTCCGGCCTGCCACTGGACGGCGGCGCTGTTTATGTGGGCACGGTTGGCGATGATCCTGAAATTGACGAACTGACCGTCTATCTGGACGCGGCGCATACCATTGAAGCGCCACAGCCCTTGCAGGTGATCGGCGGGCTTCTGTGCACCGATGGCAACCCGACGCAATTCTTCGTCAATGCGGCAAATTACTCGCTGCGTTGCCGGGACGCGGACGGGGCAGAGGTGTTTTATGTGCCGACCGCCATTGTGGACGCCACCGACTACCAGCCCCTTGACAGCGATCTGTCTGCAATTGCTGCTCTGGCAACGACCGAATACGGGCGCGCGCTACTGACGGTTGCCAATGCGGCGGCGGGGCGGTCCTATCTTGGCATCGTTGCAAGTCTGCCCCTGACCGGTGGGACTGTGACCGGCAACATCACGCGATCAGCGGCGGGTTCGCACCTTTACCACACCGACGCGGCCAATGTCTCAGGGCGTGTGTTCGTGACAGCATCTGGCGCGTCTGATCCGACTTCGGCGGTGGGTGATATTTGGCTGGAGCTTGCGCCATGATCCGCGCGCGCACTCCCGCCGGAACGAAAGCAATCGCCGCTATCAGCGTGCGCACTGGCTCGGGGCTGATTGAGGTGGCTGTTGCCCGCCTGCGTAACGCCACAGCGCTGAAGCAGTTCTTTGCTGGTGCAAGTCCCGTCACCGTCACCGCAAGCCCGACCGTTGCAACTGGGGCGACTGCGGGGTTTTCGTCTGTGACCACCAATTCGGTCACGGCAACGCCTGCGGGCGGGTCTGCGCCTTACACCTACGCTTGGACGCTTGTCACTGATGACGGCGGCTCATGGGGCGCGATCAACTCCACATCACAGACGACCGCGTTTGCCTGCGGCGATGTGAATGACGGGGACCAATTCAACGCAACCTTCCGCTGCACAGTGACCGATGCGCTCGGGTCTGCCGGGACCGTGGACGTGCCTGCGAATGTGATCAATTACGGGGGCATTTATCCATGAACGTGTTCGATGACGTTGTGCGCGATCTAGACGGCGTAATCGTCGCGGGTGCCAAGGTCTATATCTATGGGCAGGACGGCACGCTTGCTGATTTGCTTGCCGTGGATGAAGTCACGCCACTCAATAACCCGCTGACCAGCGATGACAAAGGGCAGGTCAAGGCGTGGATTGCCGACGATGGCTATTACTCGGCGGAATACTTCTGGGGTGGGCGCAAGCGCTTTGTGCGGGCGAATATCCTGCTTGGCCTTGGCCCGATTGAGCAGACGCAGGAGATTGCAGACGATGCCAACCTCATCCTCAACATCCTGAACGCCATATCTTTGGGCGTCCGCTTTGACACAGTAGCCGATGGCATCGCTGGCACGGCGGACGGTGAGGATTTCAGCGTCGTTTTGGGTGGGCGAGCGTTCATCTACACGAACGACGGCGGCACGGCGGTGCTACTTTATGAAATATCCACAGCGGCGGTGAACGGGCTGTTTTCGGCCATCGCTTCCGTCTCAATCGCAGCGGGCGAGTTCCTCCATATCTACAACGACGGCGGCGTGGTGACGG